GGGTCAAGGTGCATCTTACCATCACGCTTGGTGACAGTGTTCTCTACGTCAAGTGTTAGCTTCATCCTTCGTACCTCGCAGTCTGGTAGTTAAGTTCTACGTTCACCATACCGTGCCAGCCATTCAGCTTGTTCTTCACGATGTTGATGTGACGTAGTGGGCTATCTTCCTCTTGGCCTTCCACACTAGGTGACTTGCCAATCAGTATCATCAAGTCAGCTTCAGCAGCCTTACCTGTACGTGAGCCTTCCATCATAGACTGATTAAGCTGTGACCTACCCTCTGCCTCTGCAGATAACTGTGACATATAGAATACAGCACAGTCGTATGTCTTGGCAATCTGCCGTGCATAGATAGCACAAGCCTTGAGTGCCTCATCAGGTCTGGCATAGTTACCTGCCACACCGAACTTGTCACCCATGTCAAGCACAAGGATGTCAGGGTTGTTAGCCTTGCAGACTGATTCAACCCACGCCATGTCACGACCACCTGCATCTTTAATCCTGATGTTATTCATCACAGGTTCATACAGTGCCTTGGCCTTGCCCATGTTGTCACGTACTTCACGAGCAGTCATACCTGCAGCAGCAGTCAAGTATCTAGCACCGACACGGTGGGTAGGTTCCTCGTTACACAGGATGATGCACTTGGCACCTTGATGTGCAAACCCACCCGGTGCAGCAATCAAGCTGGCGTGGAAGGATGTCTTGCCAGTGTTAGGCCGTGCGCCTACCTCAATCAACTGCCCACCTGACACGCCCTCTACCTTACGTGTTACGCTTGGTATATTGAATGTCCACTTGGCTTCCAGTTCAGCTTTAGCCATGAGTGTTTCAATAGAGATGTCATCCCACTCAATGTTGAGGTTGGGAATGAAGTCATCACCATAACGCTCAAGCAAGTTGCGTAGCTTCTCAAGTGTGGCACTGTCACCATTCACCATGTCGAAGCCTATGTTAGCAACGTCTTCGCCAACAACCTGCTGGAATAGTTTGGACAGCACCTCTTGTGCTATGTCACTACCCATCGGCTGCTCACGCTTGATAGAAGAGAACATAGAGACATAGCCCTGCTTCTGTGCTGTAGTCAGCGTAGGATTGTTAGCCATGAACAATGCCTCAACCTCATCGGGTGTGACAGTACGCTCATACCTATCCATAGCTGTGTCGATAGCCTCTTTAATCTTACGTGCATCCTTGCTGAACAAACGTGGTGGGCATTTGCTACCACGATGGTCATCATAGAATGACTTATCCATTAGGCTTCTAATGATTGATAATTCCATATAAGTTCTCCATATCTGTCGGGTTACGATATTTCAAATCATCGTTCAAACGTAGTACACGAACATCGTTTACGTGACCACGTAGTTCCTTTGCCATCTGCAAAGTCTTGGGTAGTGCATCGGGGTCTAATGCAATTACGGCTGTTGAGAACTGTGCAAGATACCCTTTATGCGACTCTTGTAGAGATGTACCAAGTATCGCAACCCCGACAAAGGATTTGCCACCAACCACGGCTGCACTCACACAGTCCTCAACAACAACTGCGACTTTACCACAACCATGTGTGTATGGCAAGCCACTTTTTCCATATCGTTTCCATTTAGGTAATCGCTTACCAATGGCACGGCCTGTAGCATCAACGGTCTTACCGTCATGCACTACAGGAAATACAATCCTATCATCCTTCACATCATACATCACACCCAACTCATCTGGGTCTAGCTTGTATCTGTAACAGAAGGCAAGCACAGTACGCTTGTTTCTGTGTGGTATAATGTAGGATGGCATATCAAATGTCTCATCAGCAAACTCAGCTACATTGCCTATGCCTGACCGTATGTCATCCACGGTGAGATGCACACGGTTCCCGCCACTCACGTTACAGGATGCCTTGTAACAATTCCACACAAGGCTACCCATGTTGTTAGTAATAGTGAAGGTCTTGTATCCACCACAATTAGGACAGTTCATACGTTTAGTCTGTCCATTGGGTACATCTATATCACTTATAATGTTATATATATTATTCATTATATACTCACTTTCGTTGCGGCAGTTAAGTGCTTTTACCATGTGACTTACGTGCTGTCAAGGCACTATTTGCACTGGCGTATGTATTTTTCATGTACGGTTTTACCGACTGTGGATTACTATGTCCTGTAACCGACATGATTTGTCCCATAGGTACACCTGCCTCTACCATTTGTGTTGTGCCAGTACGCCGCAAGTCCATCAGGCGTAGTTCCTCAGACAGCCCAGCTTCACGCATGACAGCCCTTCCAGCTTTGGATAGACGTTCCATGCTGTACGGCTGGTACTCGCCCTGTACAGGCGTTGTGCGGGGAACAACATACTGTTGAAAGCCGAAGTCCTGCTCCTGTTGTACCAGCATTTCAAGCAGGTCATCTTCGATGGGCAATGTTACCTCTGCCCTGCGCTTTGACTGCTCAAGATATAGCTTGCGTTCTTCCAAGTCAATGTTGTCCCACGTCAGCAGACGCATATCACCTAGACGCTGGCACCATTCGTATGCCATGTGTACAATCAGACCAATGCTGCGCCATTGAAACTCAGCATAGGCAGTGTCAAGGAATTGACGCACATCATCCTCTGTCCACACAACCTTGCGTTGTGGTGGTGTCTTGCGCCTGACATTGGCAAAGGGATTGACTGTAGCATACTCCATGTCAATAGCGTAACGAAACAGGATAGATGACACAGTACAGACGTGGTTGGCAAGGCTAATGCCTCGCTCAACCCAGCCTTCGTATGCGTGTTTGGCTTGCTTACTTGTGAGTTCACAAAACTTCACAGAGCCAAAATCATCTAGCATGATGCCAAGAAAGTATTGATAGTCCTTCTTAGTTCTGCTTCGTAACATCTTGAAATCATTGGAATTGTAGTACTTATCCACAAGATGTTTTACTGTCTTCATTTGTAACTTCCTGCTTCTGTAACGCCCTCTATTATGTCCCACGCGGGGTCATCTTTTTCCCACACATCAACTGCGGTTACATCACACGAGGCAACGCCTTCTTTCATCAGCCTATCTATAGTAGCTAGTGCTTTTTCTTCTGAAGAAGCCCACGTATCATATGATAAACAACCATCACACCAATCAGGTGCAAACTGAATTACATATCTCTTCATGTCAAACTAACTCCTCATGTTCTAATGAATCATACTCATCTTGATTATCCACATACTGGTAAGTAGCAAACTTATAATATTGGCTTGTCCTATCGTGTACATACACACCATCACCCAAGTGTATTCCCCACTTATTATATATGCTATGCACGTACTCCTCTGGATTTTCACCACGTTCATACCTAAACTTGTATGACTTATACTTCTTCCAGTGTTTACCTTTTCTTTCTTTTGTCCAGTATGGAACGTAACACTCTACAGTCCAATAGACGAAGCGTGGCAGAAACCACGCTCCATTTAGTGTCATTGGCTTGTCGTTCTCATTTAGACGTTTAGTATAGGGTTCCCAATCGTCTGTCATGCTGCAATTAACTCCTTGAATGGCTTGCTTTCAATCCACTGAGACACCTTGTTCTCACGCTGGAACATAGACACAGCGTTGGTATCCTTGCCAGTGTTACGCAACCCGAACCCATTACGTTCATCAGCATAGCTGGCGTAGTTGGTGAAGGCAGAATACAATGCCCACACATTCTGACCACGCACTGATGCCTCTTGGTTGTACAAGGTAAGCATCTTGTCTGCTGTGCGGTCAGACTTGAGCAGCGATTCAAGCATAGCTTTGACATCACCTACGAACAGAGGCTTGTTAGCCCAGCCTTGCAAGCGTTCCGACTGTGCATAAAATGACTGCGTAGATTCACGCAAGTCACGGATGAACCTGTCCATGCTGAAGTTGGCAGAGTTCTTACGGCGCACCATGTCATGCTCACCACGAATCATACCATTGGTGCAGAAGAAATCTATCGCACCAAAGAATGTCTGGTTAGAACAGCTACCATCAATACCATGCAAGGCAATGATGCGCTGTGCAATTGTAGTGCTGTGCTTGTCTGTCTCAATACGAGCAGTCACATTGGGCAGTGTCATGTCAAGCATAGCCCACGCATTCTGTCGTGCTACCTTGAACTTCATGTTCATGCCATCACACTCAGCTTCGCCAAGGTTCTCTGTGATGGTGTCATGCACACCACTGAAGAAGTCAGCGTGGCTGGCACAGTTGAACGTGTCACCTACCACACCAATGTAATCACCAGTGTTACCATTGATGACATACTTCTTGTCCTTGACTTTAGTAGGTTCAAACACTGGCTCAAAGTTAAGGTTCTCTGGCAACCATGTATCAATAGGGAAATCAAATGGCATATCTATTCTCCTCTCAGGTTAAATTGATGTCGTAAAGTTTCCCATGCGTCACTCAACTCTTGTAAGTCATACGCTGACACAGCACGTATGCCACCCATGTCTGGGTAAAGTGCTGTCTCAAGGAAGGTGTCTAACTTGCTGTCTATACTATACAAAGCCGCTTGTTGCATAGGCTGCAACCCATTCACAGCTTTTTGCCGTAGTTGTTTATCTTTTTCACGCACCTTTTCCCAATGGGCAATACGTTCCTCTTGTGTCATGTTCTCTAGTTTCTTAGGCATCTGCATCTCCTTTCATCCATTGTGGCATATCACGGCCTTTATTATACCGTGCAAAGGCAATCTTGTCTACCTTGTAGAACGCACGATACGCCATGATAGGCCAGTTTTCATCTGTCTTTAGGTCATCGTGTCCACTGAAGCACTGTGGGTGTGGTGTCATAAAGTTGGTTGTGTCAGGTATCTTGCAGACACCAAACTCTAACGCATAGTAATGCTTGCCAGCACCATGTTGCTTACCATAGCGGTGTGTATACTCACGAAGCATTGCATCGTACAGCCGAAAGGCATAGCTGTAGTTACGCTGGTTGTCCATTGCCCACAGTGTGCAAGGATGCTTCTGATGCACAGGCTTGTATAGACCACGAGCCTCTGCATACTCAGGTGCATGATGCCACAGGCTAGTACATAGCATCTGCGCTTCTTCCAATGGCATCTTGACAATGTGTTGGTCACACAGTGACTTAGCGATAGCATCGGGGTGATGCTCGATTAGAAATCTATTCATTGTATAACTCCCAATACCCAGTTCTCTGCACAGTCCTCTGCATACTGCTCACTGTGTCCAGTTA